CTATCCAGTTTAAAATGTCTTCAGGTAACATAGATGCTGGAGATATTTGCCTTTATGGTATTGCTTAGAATTTAATACCTAAAGGTATTGCTTAACAATTAACAATGGAGTATAAGAAATTATGGCTAGACATCACAATATAAATGGGAACATAGTTCCTTTCACAGCAGAAGAAGAAACTGCAAGAGATAATGAGGAAGCAGCTGTTGTAACTGCTGCACCAGATAATGCTTTAGCTGAACTTCGATCAAAAAGAAATAGGTTATTAGCTGAAACAGATTACTTAGCTTTATCTGATAACACTTTAACTACTGATATGGCTACATACAGAACTGCTTTAAGAGATTTACCATCTGGTAAAGATACAGTTGCAAAGTGTGAAAATGCTACTTGGCCAACTAAACCTTAAACTAATTTCTTAATCCATCTACCTTTATTATTTAATACCATTGGTAATAGTTTGGGAATACCATCAATAATAATACCACATCCTAATATAAATCTGGTTCTAAAATTTTTTGCGTAAGCAAATGCCATAGATTTTTGATTTACTAAACATCCTACATTCATTCCAAAGAATAGATTGTCTGGATTAGCCCAATAAGATATGACAAATTTAGTATGGAAGTGTCCTTGCACACAACTCATTCCCATTGTTTGGCTTGTCTTTAATACATCTGCACTTCTTCCATGAGTAAAGAAACATCTTTGGCCATTACTCATTGTAAGAGTAAGATCATCTATCCATTTCCATTTTTTAGTACCAAGAAAATCTCCGTAACTTTTTAAAAATTGTGTACTCATTCCATATTTTAATGCTCGTCTATAGACAAGACTACTATGATTACTATCTACTTCTATCATTTCTGGATAGATTGATTCTAATTCTTTAATATATTCTTTGGAAATATTTAATTCATCACCAGCAGAAGGTAAGTCTGGATTGTGATCGTGCATAGATATAGCATGGAAGTCAAGTAAATCACCAATATTGACCACCACATCTGGTTTGTATTGTTTTTTAATTTCTCGCAAAAATGCAAAACTATCTGTATGATGGTATGGTACATGAAGATCACTAATTATTAATATTCTTTTGTTCATACAACTCCTTTGGTGATCCGTCAATTGTTTCTTCAAGATTTTTTAATTGTTCTATAGGGTCAATGTATTCTACTTTTCCTTTTGTAATATGAACATCCCTAATTTTAGGTGTTTCGGATTTGTTCTGGTAGTTTATTATAATATCTTTTAATATAATCATAACACCTTACAGTTGAGTAAAGTTATATCAATAATATTAAGTATTGCAAGAATTCATTATGTCGGATAAATTTTCTGCACGAGTTGGAGTTTGTTTTGCCCAACGGCTATCAAGCATTTCAATACTTGCAGTAGTGTAATCATTTTCTTCAAGTGCTTTCCACATAGCTTTAAATTTTGACACTCCGCCTACCCCTAACTGAAAAACCATTTCTATAATTACACAATGGGCTTTGAAATTTAATGGAAGACCATTAATTAAATCTATTGCTTGATTTTTAGCAGTTGCAAAATCTTCATTAAATTGATCTGTTAATTGTTCTTTGGAATATGTTTTACCTTCTTCATAAGGATCATTAGACCTAACTAAATGTCCATATCCAACTGTGGCAAAACCAAGACTATCTTTATATACTGTATCTACAAAACCTTCATGGTTTTTTATCTGCTCTTTGAGATCATCATACATCTCTAACTCTATTAACATTAAGACAGTAATATGTCGTTAAATTTCTTTTTTATTTTATCTTGTATTTTAAACTTATGGTTCAAATGGCACAGAACCACCCCTAAAACAACACCTATTAAAAATGACATCATTTCCTTCCTTTCATTATGTCTGCCCCTTTAAGGCCGTATATGGCCGATACAACACCTATAAACAAGGCTTGATACCAAAAGGGCATATTGTTAAATTGTTGAAAAAACTTCTCTACTTTTTCCATTATTTCTGGATCATCAGAAAATATAGACCAAATTAATAACATCACGGGGGAAGACACCAAAATCAAAACAAATTCGTCTTTCCATCCTTGATTATTATTAGTCATAACAGCTTTTTGGTATTCAACTTCACCATTGGCCATCTTCTCCATGTGTCTTAATTCCGCCACACTTTCTAATCTTTTACTTTGATTACGATTTTTTACTATATCCATGCCTAGTTTAATTCCACTAGGTAGTAATTTTGCTAATAATCCAATCATAATATTTTAAAATTTTTTAGTATTGCTATTAATATTCCTATAAAAGTTCCTATCACAAAAACTGCTTTTATTCCACCTTTACCCATAGCAACTTGTGTTTTTAAACTTTCTATATCTCTACTATTTTTACATACTTCTGTGTGAATTTCTTTTAGTTGGTATGATATAACATCCAACGATATTGAGGGATTAGACGTTTGTTTTTTTTTCATTTTGTTCTCTACACCAAAATCTTACTAAAGGTTTATCTTGTTCTATTTTACCTAATCCATTCATAATTATAATACTCTTTTCATATCCTGCGATTGCACAAGATTTCCATTCATTAAAAACATAATCTTTATTACTTATTGGGGGATAGCAATCAGCACCCGCAAAACATAATTGTAATACTAATATAAACTTTGTCATACTAGTACATTTTAGTATATACTATCTGTCAAGTAAAATATATTATTTTTTAATTTTAAGGGTTCTTAATATTCTTTTAAGTTTTTCAAGGTAAACACAAGCATCATATAGTTCTTCTATTATATCATCAATCCATTTTTCTGTAGGTTTTTTAGCCATTCCCATAGTAATTTTATACTCTTTAATGCCTTGTTCAGATCGTTTAGCAAACGATTGTAGTAAGTCCATAATTAACGGGTCTTTTGTAAAGACAAATGGTCTTACTACTTCGCTTATGATAGGTTTTTTACTCAAAATGATGTTTTCATATAGTGAGAACAAAATTCATTAACATTACAATAATGTTGACACCTTACATCTTCACCTTTTCGTTCAACAATACTACAACTTTTACCTTCAACCATTTTTTGTGAAGCAAGATATTGTAAGGCCTCATCTCTAGTATCAAGCAATCTCATTGCAGATTTACGACCAGATTTCATTACTGCAAACTTATCTTCCCTTCTCCATCTTTCAGTAGCAGTACACATTGGAAGTTCAGATACTTTTTCTGCATTTTGATGTATCTTTATTCGTTCTTTGACATAACTTTCTTGTTCTTCATATGTCCATTTACGAATAGGTATCATGGCCACTTGTTTTTTAGGATATTTATCAGAAGTCATAACCCTAACTTTAGACCAATCTCTTAATATGGCCATAACAGATAGTCTTTTTACTTTTATTTCAGTTTTGTAATTGATTAACTCTTTGGGGTTTTTACTAGCAAGAAAATCTAAAACATTTAATTGATTTTCCCATTCTGGTTTTCCTTTTTCTAAAGCTGAAAGAGCAGACCAAGCAGATGTAACTTTAAAATCAATTAAATGGCCATCACGATTAAGTAAATCAAATGCCCCACTTAAAGTCCATCCATTAGTGATCTTGTCATCTTTATAGAATAACCTTTTTTCTGATATTTCTTTTCTTGTTTTTGCTCGTTCTATAACATGATGAACCGACTGACCCAATAAAGAGAATATTCTGTCGCTTACATCTTCTTGAATTAAATCCCAATTTCGTTTCTGTAATACACGAATACGAGGCGGGGCAATTAAACGAGTAGTAGATATGTCCGAATTACTTTCGTAAGGGTCATTTATTACTGCCCGTTCAATCGCTTGTGGTAGATTACTTAAATTTGTGTATTTCATTAAAATGGAACACCACCCAAATCGTTATCATTACCTTCATCACCGTTATCCGTTTGATCTATTCCATCCAACTCTTTTGATCTTAAAATCATTCTTCTTATCCCTTCGGATAATTGATTAAAAGTTTCTTTTTGGCCTTTTTGATAATCACCTATATCAAATGAAACACTAGGATTAAATTGTTCTGCAATTTTATCATCCTTACCTAAAGGCATAATTGAACTGATATGTTCTTTACCATTATCTTTATGCATTACATTTAATTGACAAGTAACTCCGATAAGTTTTGTAACATCAAATCCTTGTTTTTCAGTTTCAGTAAAAGGTCTTCCTCTCCATGAAGTTAAATCCATTCCTAAATTTGCTTTTTCATGTAAAGATAGAGTGTAGAATTTGCTGATTGTCATTGGTTGGTCATTGTTTAATTCTTCGGGTAATTCCCAAATAACTAAAATCTGTCTTTTCCAACTAATTTCACCACCATATTCTTGTTTTTGAGTACCAAGATCAATAACCTTGACACAACGGGCTTTATGTACTCCGATTGGTACTTTTGGATAACTTGTTTCTGTACTTTTTGCTATTATAGTCATATATATTTTTTCCTATTTATTATTAATTAACTATCGTTAAATACCATCTATTTACTTTAGTCAAGTTTTATATTGACTTATGTTAATAAAATTGTATAAAAAGATATGGAAATAGTAAAGTTAGGAAGCATATGCAATTGATGTTTAAAATCATACGAGCCGAAACATCCTTTACTATTTCCTCTAAATAATTATGGCCTCAATTTTAGATGAATTAATAGAAGAATTAAATGCTAAAGAAAAAAGAATAGCAAAAGAGATTATCAATATTGATAGGTCTTCTGTTATTCCAGATCATACTAATAAAGCACAAGCTGTTTTAGATATGACAGATAAAGCAATAAAGGTTAAAGGACAATCAGAATATTTGTCTGTTTTAAACCATGAAAAAGACACACAAATATGAGTAAAACAAATCATCAACTAGCAATAGAACGAAAAAAAGAAGTTATTAATCAATATGGCGGTAAAAACCTTGCTAATATGCTAGGTATTTCACATCCCGCAGTATCTAAATGGAAAGTAATACCGCCATTTAGAGCATATCAGATTGCAAAACTTGGTGAATTTGATATAGAGTATTTAAGACCAGACTTACAAATTAATCCAATTACAAAGTAAGTCTATTGGGGCGGTTAGTTATTTTTTAGCTCTCTTATTTGTTTTAACTCCGCCCCATTTTTCTTTAACATAAGTATAGCAATGCCATAGCAATGCCATAATGTTGTCATAGGTTTGCTAATGGCAAAACCATCCCCTTCAACTGCACCTTCAACTGCAACTACACCTACAACTGCAATACAAGATAGGGTATTGACAAGGACAATAATTTGATTAAATTGACTTTAGTTAATCAATATAATAAAGGAGAGAAAAATGAGTAAAGAATTAGGAAGTTTTGATAAAAGGCTAAAGAAGTTAGATTTAATGTCACAACAAGTAGTATTACTAAAACTTCAATCAGAAACTAATAATAAACTTCTTGCACTACAAGATAAACTTATAGCATTGGGGAAGGATGAATAAGTATGTAGATTTTCAAAAATGGCTTCAAAAAGCCGTATTGAATGATACTTTTATATATTATAAAGGTTTTTTAGCAGAAGATATTGGTAAAATTACTATGGATAAAGAAGTTTTACAATATACTAGAACTGTTTTAAGACTTGCTGAACGAGGTATTATTGCAGTTGTTCAGAAAAAAATAGGAAATTGTAATTACGAATATATGGCAATAAAAATATGAGAAAATCTACAACAGACGAACAATCACCCGCATTCCAATTTTATGCAAATGATTGGATAAGCGACCCTAACAGAGTTAAATTATCTTTAGAAGAACAAGGGGCATATATTTTATTATATTGTCATTGTTGGCGGGGGTTTAATATTGAACTTGATTGGGAGATTTTAAGCAGATTATGTAATTGCAGATTAGATAAGATACAAAAAATATTTCCAAAAATTGAGCATTTATTTGATAAGAAAAAAGAAGGTAGTAAAACCTTATTAATATGCAGACAAGCAGAAGAAGAACGAGCAGAACAAATGAAGAACAGAAGATTGCGTTCTAAAGCGGGTAAATTAGGGGCTAAAAAAAGATGGTCTTCTGAAAGTTTAAAAGAAGATTGATGTTTAAAACAATAACAATTTTACTATTAGCTTGTACTGATTGTGGATTGACTAAAATTACATACCAATATGATAATCAAAAAATTAATTGTGGTGATATGGCAGACGCAATAAGATTAGAAACAACTACATACAAAGAAAATGTAAATGATGATCCAACTTTACAAGGATGGTACACAGATAATGGTTTATTATTCGTAGGCTCTATATGTCACTAGAATACACAGAAATGTCACATTATCATAGTTTTATGCAGTATTTTGGTGAAAAACATAGCTTTCAAACATTTGATGATAAAGGCAAAAACAAAGGATTAATAAAACAAGTACATGGAACATTACAAGAACATTTTAAAACACTTGCTGAATTAAATTTAAGAGGTGCGGGAGTATTTTTTACAGTTAATGAAACAGACTTAAAAGGTAGAACTACTGAACACATTAAAAAGGTAAGAGCATTGTTTATTGATCTTGATGGCTCTCCATTACCAGACTTTAAACCATTAGGATTAATTCCACATTTAATTGTCAATACAAGTGAAGGAAAATATCATTGTTATTGGTTAGTTAAAGATTGTCCGTTAGAAAGTTTTAGTTTATATCAACAAGCATTGGCCATAAGATTTAATTCAGACCCAAAAGTTAAAGATTTACCTAGAGTTATGAGAGTTGCGGGTTTTTACCATAATAAATCTAAATCTTATCCCGTAAAAGTTTCAGCTATGCATGGGGATGAGCCTTATTCAGTAAAAGATTTAAAAAAACATTATGATCTTAAAAAACCAGAGGTAAGAAAATTTGATTATTCACCTAGTTTATATAAAGGGCAATATACAGGAACATTAAGATATGGCTCAAACGAAGGTGATAGACATGGACAGTTAGTTAAAATTTTAATCGCAATTAGATTGAGGGGTGAGGATTATGCTTACTTAAAAAATGAGGGATTACAATTTGGAAAACAATGCGACCCACAAGAAGACCCTAAAGAAATAATGTTTCAAGTAAATGACATATGGAAAAGATATCAACCAAAACAAACAAAGGAGAGATAATGGCAGACAATATAATACTACAAACAATTACTTTTAATAAACTTGATGATGATGGTAATTTAATTACAGACAAAAATGGCAATGAAAAAGTATTTGAATTAAAAGATTTCGTAGATTGTTCATGGATTTGTGAAGGAACTGAAAATGAACATTTAATAGAAAAAAAATGAATGAATTAAGAGATTACCAAAACAAAGCAATTGAAGATATTAGGTTTCATTTTAAAAGGGGTAAAAAAAGAGTTTTACTTGTAGCCCCAACGGGTAGCGGTAAAACTATTATAGCTTGTGAGATGATGTCTAAAACTAAAGAAAAATATGGTTTTAATTTATTTGTAGCACATAGACGAGAACTCATTATGCAAACAAGTAGAAAATTAGCTGAATTTAAAATGCCACATGGAGTATTAATGGCTCAAAAAAGTCCAAACACAATGGCTAGTACACAAGTTGCAAGTATTCAAACATTTAATGCAAGAATTGATAGAGAAGATTTTATTAAACCTATTGCAACATTAATAATTTTAGATGAGGCTCATAGATCAATAAGTAATTCTTTTAAAAAATTAATTGAACAATATCCAGAGGCTTTTATTGTTGGATTGACGGCAACACCAATTAGAGCTGACGGCAAGGGATTGGGGGGTATCTATGATGAGTTAGTTGAGTGTGGGTCTATTAGAAGTTTAACTAAACAAGGTTATCTAGTTAAGAATAGAATAGTAGCCCCAAGTATTCCAGATTTACAAAAAATTAGAATTGTAGCGGGAGATTATGATAAGGGGCAGTTAAATAAAAGAATGAATACCCCTAAATTAGTTGGGGATATTGTAAGTCATTGGGTTAAATATGGAGAGAACAGACCAACAGTTGTTTTTGCGTCTTCAATAGCACATAGTAAATATATTTCTAATATCTTTAATCATAATGGAATACCAAGCGGTCATATTGATGGAGTGATGGATGAGATTGAGAGAGAACGACAACTACAAAGATTAAAAAATGATGAGATAAAAGTATTATGTAATTGTATGGTATTAACGGAAGGATGGGATGAGCCAAAAGTATCTTGTGTTATTCTTGCTAGGCCTACAAAATCTTATGGTATGTATTTGCAGATGATAGGAAGATCATTAAGGCCTTATCCAAATAAAGTTGATACCTTAATTATAGATCATAGCGGGGCAGTATATGAGCATGGATTTCCAGAGGATGTACCTAAATGGACATTAAAACCTACAAGTAAAAAAGAAAAAGAATTAAAGATAATAGAAAAAGTTGAAAAACAACCCTTGACTTGTACTCAATGTCATTTTGTTTATAAACCCGTAAAGGATGATAGCAGTTGTCCGAATTGTAGTCATCAACCTACCAAAAAAGAAAAATTATTATTAGTTAAACAAGGCCGTCTAGTAGAATTACCAAAGATTAAACCTAACTCACATGATAAAGAAAATTTTTATGCACAGTTATCTTTTTATGCAAAACAAAAAGGATTTAAAGAAGGATGGGCAAGTTGGACATTTAAGAAAAAGTATGGACACTTTCCACATTCAAAAAGAGTTTTCCCCGTTGCAACGGGAAAGGATGTTATAAAGTTTATTCAATATTGTAATATTCGTAATGCTAAATCAAAAAATATGAGGGAATTAAATGTCTGATGAAATACTAGAACAAAAAATAGAAAAATTAAGAGAAATAGGCGATAAACACGCAGATGCAAAAGCAACTTTGTCATTATTAGAGAATAATAGGAAGATTTTATTAGCCACACTTATGAAGGAATTTATGATAAACTCTAATACGGGAAAGTTGGATAGTGCAGTTGCCCAAGAACGAGAGGCTAGAGCAGATGATAGATATAAAAAACATATTGAGGCTTTAGCTATTGCAGTAAAAAACGAGGCCAAATGGAATTGGGAAAAAAAGATAGTAGAGATGAATTTTGAAACATGGAAAACTAAAATGATAAGTCAAATGAAGGAACGCAAACAATATGGTGCGTAAAAAACCTAAAGACCCTATTCTACATACGTTTGATAAGTATGAGGTCTGGTGGACAGATCATATAAGTCATAACGAGTGGAAAACTATAACAGACGCAAAAAAAGATAAACCCGCAATAGCATTTACAGAAGGGTATCTATTACAAAAAACAAAAGACGCACATACTTTCTTTATGTCAATTTCAGAAGATGAGATAGGTGAGGAAATGATTATTTGTAATAAAAATATTAAAAAGATTAAAAAGATAGGTACTAGAGATTTTTTAGTCAAAGAATTTGTTTATGACAACTACTAAAACCAAACACATGAAGGAACATATGCAAAGAATGGCAGACTTTGGGTGCTTGATATGTCATAAAATGGGATTTCCTAAATCACCATGTCAATTACATCACATAAAAAATTTTAGAGGTATGGGAAAGAAAGCTAGTAATTATGAAGTAATTGGATTATGTCCTGAACATCATACGGGAATGAAAGGCTATCATTATTCACCTAAAACATTTACTGAAAAATGGGGTAGTCAAAAAGAATTATTAAAAGAAAATTTAGAATTGGTAGGGTGCTGTAATAACTGTAATTAATACTTATTCATTTATCTCTTATTTTTCGTAATTTTTTTCTTAAAAGTTTTTTTAATACAAATAAAAGAAGTTTCTGGCTTATATTCATCTAACATATGTTTTGCAACACTAACGCAACCTTTTAAAAATTCCTTTTTATTTACTGCCCAACCTTGAATATTGCTTTTTTTTATATAAGTAGCAGTATAAAATTTAGGTTTAGATTTTCTTTTTAGTTTTGGTTTTTCTTTAGGTTTAAATTGTAATACATTACTCATATTATCCTTTCTATTAATCTCCATTTTTTATTATATATTTAATTATACTTGTTCTAGGGTCAAACTCTAATTTAGAACACCCAAACAACGCAAGACTTACTACAAGAACCAATACAAGTATAACTAGCTTGACAATTCTTTTAGTATTTTTGCGGTGAATAGAGTATGAGAATATAATCATTTTTTTTCCTCTACTTCCTCAACTTCTATATCTGCCCAACCAAAATCACTCAACTCAACTGCTTGTATTTTGGCCTCGTCTTCATTATCTGCGTCAATAATTTGTTCTCCAAAACTTATTTTTACTACATATTTAGGCATTATTTTTTATTTTTTATTTGTAAATGTAAATTGACTAGATCGCTTTCCTTCTCAATAAACCCTTTTTTAATCATTTGTTTGGCCAATTGGTTTTGTGTCATTTCAGTAGTGCCGTTTTTAGTTCTTAAATTAGACAATACATCAACAAATTTATTAATTATACCATTAATCCTAGCAATATAAATTGTTGATAGGTTATTACCCGTTAGACATGATTTTAAATCTCTATCAAGTTCATGTTTAAGATTGTCCAACCTATCTATTGCATAATCAAGGTCTTTAATTTCATTATCTAAAGACTTTTTATTATCTTCAAACTCTTTAGCTTTATTCTTACTATGTAGTTCTAGGTGTTCGTCATTTAGTTGTGTCATAGTTTCCTTTGGTTTATTTTTATGATCTTTTATTTCTTTTATTATTCCTTGTAAGTAATTATCCATTTATTCCTTTTTGTTTATTGTTTAATATTGTAAAAACTTCCACCGCCATTTATATTATGAGCCAAACTTATAAATTCGTTCCAATATTTTCTTGCCTTTTTATATTTAAAATTATGATCTATGATTAAATCATCTGTAAGCATATCAGACACATATTTACAGGTGTCTTTATTGCCATAGCCCCAATCATCACAATATTTTATATATCTTTTTATATTTTTTTCTTTAATTGGTAAGTATTTTATTGTCATTATATCCCTCTTTCTTTTAGTTTATCTTCAACCCAATTAAATCTGGCTTTCATGTCCATTTTAGCGAGGCCAATTGGAATTGGTGCTTTTATAAGTTTGACGAGGCAATCATATAATGACCGCCCCGTTATAGTGTTAGTTTTTGTTTTTAAGACATAAACCCCCTTTGTTATTTTAAAAGTAAATTTATTCATCATTTAAGTTTGGCAACATTAAAAAAAATTTAATCATAAATACAAAAAATACACCTAATCCTATCCATGTCATATCAGGTATATAAATTGCAATAATTAAACCTAAAAAAGCACCTGCAAAATGTAGTGCAAAATAAAAAGCGTAAAACATATTAAACCCCCTTATTATTCTTATTTATTTGATCTTTAAATAATTTTAAATCATCATCATGTCTTTTTTCAATGGGCCTGTCATAATCCTCAATCATTGCGTCATAACCCATGCTTTTATACTTATCTAATGACATGACATAGTCTTGACAATCACCATTTAAGTCTTCAAAGTAATCATCAAATACATTTGAAATATCAACCCATTTATTTACAAACCTACCATGACCCGTAAACATATTAAACTCGTGAACCTTAACATAAGCATTTTTAGGATTTAAGGCTATACTTTCAATCTTATTAAAGTCATCATCTATAATTGCATTGTCCATTGTTTCATTTATATCAGTCATAATGTCCTTATTTTAGTTGTGATCTATTATTTAATAAATCCCTAAAGGGCCTATAAAGGCCCATTAAAGTTTTATTACTGTTCAGTAAAACCACAAAACCAATTTTTGCCCCTAGTGTCTGGTCTATTGCAGTATCTTTTAGCCTCGTCTAAAGTTAGGTTTTTTTCCATAACTTTTTGAGTTCCTGTTTTTCTAAATTTAATTATTTTGTATTTAATTGTAGGCTCAATATCAAATATTTTTGCTACTTCGTCTAATACCTTCGGATTATCTAAAGCCTTATAATTAATTGCTTTGTTAAATCCAAACGGGTCATTTGTTTTATTTGTCATTGTTTTTTATCCTTTTTATTGATTAAAATTAATATACTTCCTATCCATTACGGCCTTAAAATAGTCTTTTTTGTTTTGGCTATACATATACATATATGATTGCGGGTTTTCTAATCCCTTTGATTTAGCATTTTCAAATGCTTCGTTGCTGTTTCTTTGATACATACTTGTTTTATCTTTAAAGTTTATTAATGTTTTAAATTTAGGCATTATTTAACTCCATTTTAATTATGATCTATTTTATAATAAATCTCTAAAGGGTTTAATTAAAAACCCCTTAAAGTCTTATTATTTATTAATTGCCACTTGCTCAACTTTTTCAAGTCTTTTTGTTTTTTCATCTTCTGTTAATGCGTCCCAATCATTAGGAAAACTTAAACCATTAACATTATTGAAAAACCGCTTTTTTTGTTCATTGATTTTCTTTTTATTATCACCTTGTGACATCAAACCAAAAATTGATGAAATAGTTCCAACTGTTTTCAAAAAGTCTGGTTCTGGCTTATGTTGATCTAAAAGTTTTTGAAAATCTTCTCTATTCAATCTGTTTTTTTTGTTACCGCCGTCTATCCATGTTAAATGTTTTGCGGTTGTAACTGTCCATTGATTTTCGGAAACTTTCAAACTTCCATCAATCATCAATGCAACGGGTGTTGTATAAGAATAATAAACCCTTAAATCTGGTTTTTCATCTATAAAGTATAAATTCTTAGTAGTTCTTAAATAGTTCTTTTTCATTTTTTCCCCCATATTAAAGTGATTACAATTGCTATTATTAAAGCTAAATAAAAATGCTCCATTGTTCTATCTCCTATTTTAGTTAACATAGGTTAAGTATTAAACCAGCATAAAACATATGTCAACAGTTAATTAAATTATATTTGTTCATGTATTGTTCTTTTTAAAACTTTAGGTTATAATATGCCTAATATGATTAGAAACCTCACAGATAAACAAAAATTGTTTATTGAAAACTTTAGCCAGACGGGCAACGCTACACAATCCGCAATTAAATCTGGCTATTCAAAAGCAACTGCCGAGCAACAGGGATATGAGTTAAAAAACAAACTCCAATCCGAGATTGAAACAGCTACAAAGAAGATACTCAATGGCTCTGTACCGATTGCGGTGGAAGTCTTGACCAAGCTAGTGAGTGATGAAAAAATCCCACCTTCGACTAGGCTTCAAGCTGTCAATTCATTGTTAGATCGTACAGGCTATCAGACCACAACCAAATTCGAGGATATTACTCACCGTAAAACCGATCAAGAACTTCGGGCGGAATTAGATCACCTTGTTAATAGTCTGGCTATCAATAAAACAGACTTAAACTAATATAAAGGCTTATAACATAGGGCCACAACATAAGAGAGATAACAACACAAGAGAGAGAACAACAGACAATAGGCTTGAATACCCATTACACCCCACACACACTCACACACAGGCCCAATTCAATAGATCATGACGCAATCTAGTCATTATATATGAGCATTGCCCTAGCCTAGCGGTACGGCCCCACAGTACAGAAGAACAAAAGAAGAACAAAGGGTGAACAAAACAGACCCCCCACCCCCCAAAGTGCCGAAACTCATCTATAATTATGCTTCTCTCCGCACAGCCATGGGTATTTGTTAATATTAACCAAAGTTAATAGGTTGAATAATTGTAATTTTGATATACTACTGTTATATGGCTATTAATAATTCAAGGTATGATCCTATATGCTTGGGGCAATATAATAAACCCCCAGAATTATTACACTTCCAATGGGAAGGTAGTGGTTATAAGGTATATAGATATGCTTTAGTGGATGTCATAGATCATAATAAGATTGACCCCGAACTTAAGAAAACAAAGGAAGAACAAAATCTAACCCCTAAACAGATAAAAGAAAGATACTTAAAAAATGCGTAAGTTTGTACAGATAGCTAAACCGAATGCTTTACTACATTTTCAAAAGGGTAATCATATATATAGGTATGTTCTTGTTGATAGATTTGAAGTTACTAAAACAAATCATAATGGCTTTGATGATAAAGAACATTTAACTACCGAAGAAATTTTTGAGTTGACAACACCT